GGGGCAGCCTATCGTAATCTTTAACGAGTTCCGGGGCCAGATTCCTTTCAAGGAGATGCTGGATCTCATTGACAAGTGGCCCAAGACTGTCAAGTGGCGCTGCCGTGAGTCGGTTCCTTTCCTGGCTACGAGGATTCTGATCTCGAGCATCAAGCTGCCGGAAGACGTGTACGTCAATCAGTCAGGTGAACCTTGGGGACAGTGGACTCGGCGCGTGAAGGTACACACGCTTAAGAAGCGCAAGAGACCGGATGGCCCGATAACGACAGAGGTCAAACGGGCGGTCATACGCGCTGCAAAGACAATTCGCGAGGAACGGAAGAAGCGAGATGCGTCTTTGTGACATCTGCTCAAACGGGGCAGATGTGGTCAAAAGGTAAAATTGAAACTTTTGCCCTGATTGCGAATTGGTTCCGTGCGAGGGCACGCCCCGGGGCCCCCGCACTAAAACGACGTCTTCGGTTTTCCGTTGAAAAAAACAACTCGACCTGGGTGGCGCTGCTCGCTGGATGGCGGTCGAGTTGTTTTTTTCAACGGAAAAGCTCGACTAAGAAGCAGGTTTAGAAATTGGATTGTATATAAAAATTATTGTGCCATTTTATAATGATCAAGTGCCTGTAGAGACAGCTTGGGGTTATTCGTTTCAAGTGCAAGTGAAGCAGGGTTCTTGCCAAAGATGACGAAAAAGAAAGTCTGCTCGGACTGTTGGTTGGCATATCCGAGCTCAGTCGCCTGGACGGTCCGGTCGGCCTCCTTAGCAACGTAACGGAGTATACCTTGAGCGGGGACGCGGAATGAACCGGTGGCGAGATTGGGCTGCTGGGCGGCATTGCCTGTGTTCATCTGAGTAGAAGTGTCACTGATGGGGCCATCGAAAGTGTTGAACCCAAGGGTAAACTTCTTACGGTAGTGAACGGTCCATGTCTTACGGTTAATCATAACGGAATGGACGGGGTCTACATTGGCAAAGGAGCCATTAGTCTGGCGCTGGTCGCCAAGGGCTATGTAGTCAGATCCCTCAGAGAGGTGAGCTTCAAAGCCAGGAGACTCAGGGTTATTAGTAATGCTAAGAGCGGTCTGGTCACCCTGATAGTACTGCAAAGAACGCTGGAGGGATACCTGGTCGGCAACGTCCTTCTTGGTGGATATAAGCATGCAAGTGTACTGCTGCATGTCACGCTGGGTCTGGGTAATGCGGTACGTGACGGTAGTGCCGGTGTGCTTGCACATGCCGGACTCAGTAGAGTTCGTGGACTGGATGAAAGTGCGGCCTTTCCGTAAAATGAAACGGTTTAAGCCACCTGCGACGGTAGCTCCACAGCCGTTATCGGACCATTGGCCACGTGGGTTGTTGGTGCCGGCCTGGGTCGTCGGAATCTGTACCGACGGGGCAACTGGGATCGGACACATGTATACGAACGGAGCATTCGGTATAGGAGTCTTCGAAGTATCCGCCGGGTCATACCCGAAACAGAACGGAAGGCGCGGGCGGCTCCACTGGAGCGTATACGGAGCCCAAGTCGCACGCGTAAGTGCACGGACCCGGCGCGCGAGAGTCTTAACCGTAGTCGAGCGACGGCGGCGGCGGGGGGCACAGCGTTTCTTGATGGTGCGGCGTTTACGGGCATACTTGCGTTTCGGCATATCACTTCCGGGTGGTGTTCTTAAATAGTCAAAATTTCATAATTCAAAAATGCCGAAGATGAACGATGGACGTCTCCCAAATCGGGTTCGCTGGTTCGTGGTGACTCAGTGGAATATGGACTGCGACTACGAGGAGCTGGTCAAGGGGGATCGTGTGCGCTTCGTGGCGTACGGGCCAGAGGTGTGCCCGACTACAGGGCGCGATCATCATCAGCTCTACATGTACTTGCACAAGGATACGTCGTATGGCAATAGGAGCCTGAATAAGCTCGGGAACATGTTCGGCGACATACACTGTCGGGTGGCGCCTATGTTCGGCAAGATCTCGGACAATGAGTCGTACTGTGCCAAGGAGAACCGTGGGGTGCTCATCAAGCATGGGGATGAGCCTGCACAGGGCGCTCGTGGGGACATCGACGAGGCCAAGGAGATGATCATGAAGGGGGACCTGACGGCCGACGACATTTGCGTCGAGAACCCCGGCTTCTTTCATCAGTATGGGCGAACGCTCGACCGGCTGGAGGCCATCGCGCTTCGCCAAAGGTACCGTACATGGATGACGACATGCGACTGGTACACGGGCCCAACTGGAGTGGGCAAGTCTCATACGATATTCGAGGATTTCGATCCAAGAACTCACTACGTCAAGAACTTGAACGAGGAGTGGTGGGACGGCTACAAGGGGCAGCCTATCGTAATCTTTAACGAGTTCCGGGGCCAGATTCCTTTCAAGGAGATGCTGGATCTCATTGACAAGTGGCCCAAGACTGTCAAGTGGCGCTGCCGTGAGTCGGTTCCTTTC